GTCCTTATAATACATCAATGCTTGCATTAAAGACATCATAAATGGTTCTGTTACATGAGAGTCATAACAGGGCAGTGCAAAGAAAACATTCCATTGTTGGATTTTTTCTTTTGGAATAGTTATCTGAGTTTGAGTTTGTTCTATTGGCATATTTCAATTATATCATGCTATCTAAGTAAAATCTACTAATAAAAATATTATTAATAAATAATTTTATTCCTGATCAACAACTGGTGTTACGAACTCGTCTAGTTCAGCGTCGTAGCGGTCACCGATACCAGCGTACTTGCCACGAAAGTTGGCGTTGTAAGAAGTCTGCTTCCATGTGCCGCCGAGTTTCAGAGTGTTGGCGATGAACGCACGACCAGCCGCTTCCGTGTCAGGGAAGGTAAGTGTCGGTTCGCCGCACACATCGTTGCTGACACTGATAACTCTCAGCACGGTGTTTGTGTCGTCTAGTTCTGCGAAGTATGCCATTATGACCACCCGATAGTGCCAGAATCGTTGAAGGTGTAGATGATGTGTGTCTCGGTTGTTGAGACTGTGCCGACTGTGAGCGTTGTTGCCTGCTTGAACTGAATCGGTTGGCGAATGATGACTACGCCTTTGCCGCCAGCCAAACCAGCCGAGTTGAGCGTCGTGCCATTATCGCCACCTGTGCCCGTGTTTGCGCCACCAGCCGTATTGCCAGCGTTGTATGAACCTGATTTGCCGCCGAGCGCACGAGTCACTGATGAGCCAGTAATAGATGATGCGACTCCAGCCGCCGCCGCACGAGTGTTCTGCGCTGAACCAACTGCCCCAGCACCACCACCACCACCGCCACCATCACCGCCAGCAGGACCGCCGCCAACAGCACCGTTGTATCCCTGATTCGCATTTCCTGTTCCAGCCGCACCACCGCCAGCATTGCCGTTACCACCACCGCCACCAGAACCACCGTTCTTTCCTGCACGACCCGTACCAGAGCCGCCGCCGCCACCGCCACCGCCACCACCTGTTGATGTGATGGTCGTCAAACCTGTTCCAGAGATTTCACTAGCCGAACCATTAGTACCGTCAGTACCCGTTCCCGATGATGCCGCACCGCCAGCACCGCCACCGCCAACAGTAATCGTGTAAGTGACACCAGTATCTACAACCATTCGTGTTTGCGCTGACGCACCGCCGCCACTGTTTTCCCCTATTACCGATGAACGGTATCCACCTGCACCACCGCCACCACCAGGCCAGCCACCGCCACCGTAACTGGTCTCTTGACCACCAGCACCACCACCACCAGCGATGACTAGATACTCAACTGCCGATGGCGATAAATCGCTTACCACGGTGTCGGTTGTTTGTGATGACACATACCCAAGATACGAACGAGTCACTCGACCACCTCACTCACAGGAGAAACAAACTGCGACCCATCCCAAACATCACCAATACCGGCATACTTGCCACGATCAGCACCTTCAATCGGGTTGCTGTTGTACGACGTTTGTATCCACTCGCCATCAAGTCCGATGCTGGCGATGAACGCTTTACCTGCGGCTTCCGTGGGTGCATCATCGTTCCCGACGACGATGACTTCACGCACGATACCGTTCTCAACCTTTGCGAAATGAGCCATTACGACACCACCAAAGTTCCTGTGGAAGTCCACTTGTACCAAGTGTAAGAACCGTCAGTACCGTTCGTCGTCGTGCCTGTGGTGCTGAACGAAAGTCCTGCGCCTGTCGCATCTGCGGTGAGCCAGCGCACGATGACTACACCAGAGCCACCAGCACCAGCCGCACCGCTTGACGCACCGCCACCGCCACCGCCACGATTAGCCGCACCAGATGTCGCCGCACCTGTACCAGCCGCACCGTTGCCTGAAACATTCGTGACACCTGAACCACCTGTCGTTGAACCAGCACCACCGCCGCCTGCCGCATAGGTCGTTGATGAACCGTCATAGGCATTAGTAGAACCTGAGCCACCTGCGCCACCATTATTGCCAGCACCAGCAGTACCCGTTCCACCTGCGCCGCCGCCACCACCAGCCGATGAAGGATAGACCCCACCGCCGCCTGCGTTACCTTCACCGCTAAGACCTGATGCGCCTGTGCTTTGGTCGCCACCACCAGATGCTCCAATAGTCGAAGTACCACCAACCGCACCACCACCACCGCCGTTAGCAGTATTGATAAACGCTGATGCTGTTCCATTTTGACCTGCCGTGTAGTAACTGACCGCTTTTCCTGCCGCACCGCCAGCACCAACCTTCACCGTGTAGGTCGTCTTGCCGATAATGCCTGAGCCTGTGACGAAACCGCCAGCACCACCACCGCCAGCCCTGTCATAGTTACCACCTGTTTGCCCACCGCCACCGCCACCGCCGACAAGTAAGAACTCAACACTCAAAGTCTGCGAAGTCGGAACAGCCTGAGACGACTGCGACGACACATACCCAAGTTGCCTACGAGCCGTAGCCATCAATTACGCCGTAATCTGGTTTACAAAACCGTGAAGAGTAACTACATTTGCGGTGGCCGCCGCAGCTTTTACTATTAAAGGAGTGGCATTGCCTTTTAGAACAAGCCCTGGAGCTACTGTTACAAGACCAGCTTCAGGCAAGATGGTAAGTTCAATTAAGTCGTCAGGATCAGACGTGCCACCCCAGCCAATGGTTAGTTTTACGTTAGAAGAAGATGAGTTCATTGCATACAACCAAATTTCATCATAGGTTGTTGCTGTTGAAGATCCTGTATGAATAGTTGTGCCTGAACCAATTGAAGTTGCGGCAACTTTGATGGGGCGACCATCTGTTGATTCAGACAATTTAACTTTAGTAAATGTTGCCATTTATTATCTCCTTAACTAAATACTTGACTTGAAATTACTGCACTTCCGTCATCTGCGGGAGATCCAGCCTGACCCCACTCAAGACCTGAAGCATTACCGGAATTTGCTAATAGTGCTTTTCCATCTGTTGCGCCTGCTGGAAGTTTTACTGCTGTTACAGATGCATCGGCTAACTTAGCTGTTGTTACAGCTGAATTAGCTAGTTGCGCCGTATCAACGGATCCAGCTGGAACAACTCCTACATAAGAATCAAGTGTCCATGTAGTTCCATTCCAAGTCCAGTTTCTACCGCCAGAAGAATATCTATCATTTAGCGTGGGGCTTGAAGGAAAATCTAGTGGCATAATAGTATTAGGCTACTTCATCCCATTGTTGATTTGCTTCGTTCCAAGTCCAATTTCCTTCTTCTGGGCGAGCAACAGGAGCTTCCCAATCTGCCGTTTCTGCATTCAGTGTCCAAGAAGGATACGGCTGAGGAGAAACAAATGCATCTAGTTCAGCATTAAATATAAATCCAATCCCAGCATAACGCTTGCGGAAATTATTATTATAAGAAGTTTGCTTCCATGTTCCGCCTAAAAGATTATGACAAAATGCGGCTCCAACAGAGTCAGATGCAGGATATTCTCCACCACCGCAATCAGCGTCGGAGACAACTATTACCTGTGTCACAATGTTATTTTCATTGATTTGAGCAAAATGCGCCATTTAAAAAAATCTCCTTTTATAAGCTTTGTATATATAGTAGCATATTTATATTTAAAAATCTATATTCAAATTATTCTTGATCAACAACTGGTGTTACGAACTCGTCTAGTTCAGCGTCGTAGCGATCACCGATACCAGCGTACTTGGCACGAAAGTTTGCGTTGTACGAAGTCTGCTTCCATTCACCTGCAAGACCTAGCGAAGCGATGAACGCCTGACCGACTGCTTCTGATTCTGGGAAGTCGCCGCCACCGCAGTCGTCGTTTGATACGACGATGACTTCACGCACGATACCGTTCTCAACCTTTGCGAAGTGTGCCATGTCAGACCTTGAACCTTACATAGACGATGCCTGAGCCACCGCTGCCACCGCCAAGGTCAGTGCCACCACCGCCACCACCATCAGCAGTGTTCGCCCCACCACTCGCCCCAGTACTAGAAATACCGCCAGCACCGCCAGCACCCTTCAGCAAAGTTGAGCCACCGATAAATGCCGAAACATCATAGCCAGCACCACCCGTTGAACCGCTTCCAGCCGCTACCGACGAACCGCCACCACCACCATTAGTAGAGCCTGCCGCCCCAGCGTTTCCAAAACCCGTGATGTAAGGCGCACCAAAGTTTCCATTCGCCCAGTTCTGACCACCACCACCACCACCGTTTGCGCCTGTTTGACTAGAAACATTTGCGCCGCCTGCGCCACCGCCAAGATGATAGAAGAAAGAACTGATTCTGCTATTGCTACCGTCACTATTGCTACCGCCAGCACCAATAGTGATGGTTGAGTTTGCGTCAATGTAGATTCCTGTTAGCAAGAGTCTGCCACCACCACCACCACCGCCTCCACGCACGCCTGCACCTACGACAGAACCTTGACCGCTTCCACCACCACCGAAAAGCAGAATGTCAAACAGACCAGCCTTCGTCACCGTCAGCGTTCCCGTAGATGTGAATGTGAGAAGCGTGTAGTTCACACCACCAACCGTGATAGACGACGATGAGCCGCCCGTCGCCACACCGTACCCGACACCAGCCGCAGCACCACGCTGTGTCCACCCTGATACTGATGTGCCTGAGCGTGTTCTAGGAGCGAAATGAGACATTGATCACCTTCTATTATGCTATAACGTTTACGAAACCATGCAAAGTAACTACGTTTGCACTTGCGGCAAAAGCAGTAATTGTTGGAGCAGTAGTTGCGTTGCCGGTCAACAAAAGACCTGGAACCAATAATACCAAGCCACTCTCAGCTCCTATAGTCTGCTCTATAAGATCATTGGGACTTGTTACGCCGCCAAATTCAACTGTTAACTTTTGATCAGAGCTATCTGTATTTTGTGCATAAAGCCATACTTCATGAGTAACTGAAGTATTGGTGGATCCAGTGTGCACAACACATGTATTGGATGACGTGGTATTAACCAATACTCCTCTTCCATTTGTGGAACCAGAAAGAATTGCTTTTGAATATGTAGCCATTTTTTATTTTCTCCTGTTATTTTTATTAATAAAATATTTGAGATGATATTATTACTTGATCATCTTCCCAACCGCTAATTTTAGTTGTACTAATTGCCGCATTCGAAGCAATATCATCATTTACAATGGTATTATCTGCAATTTCAGAACTAGTAACAGTATTAGCCCCCAGAAGTGCAGAAGATTGCAATGTCCATGTGTTTAAAGTTGAATTATAGACCCATGATCTATTGCCAACAGTGTACACATCGTTATTTGATGGACTATTTGGAAAATCAATAGCCATTTTACATACCTCCGATTAAAGCGTTTACTTCGTCTTCGGTTAGACCAAGGGCGGCAAGTTTCGCTAATGCGCTTTCGCGGGCGGCAATTTGCGCCTGATAAGCGGCGATAGTTTCCTCGGATTGCGTGCGCGCTGCGTCGAGTGCTGCGGCCTCTTGTGGTGTCGCGTCTCGCACCGTGTCGTTGATCTGAATCTTGTACGTCATCTACTGGCCCTAACCGTTCTTATATCCATAGACGCGAAGCGTTCCGGTGAGCGTTCCCGTCCCGGTGAAGAATGTGAAACCGTCGTAAGCGGTTGAGAGTTTGTGAGTGCCTGCGCCCATGATGTTGATGTAAGCGACGATGTCGGACTGATAGGCGCTGCCCTGAAAAACGTGTCCAGTCGGTACCGCCAATGCTGGGTCGATGAAGTCCATTGTGTAACTATTCTTGCCTCCAGTACTGGCGAAGCCGATAGAAAAAAAGTTCGTCCCAGTGGAACCTGAGTTTGCGGCCGTTCCCGTTGAGTAAAGTCGCCAATAGTTCAGGGCGTAATCGCTCGCGCCCGAAGCATCGCTACCGCCTACGCGAAGTCTGAACTTCAGTTCGGTTATGCCTGCGGATGATGCCGTGAGATTACTAAGCGTGACGCGATAGGAATCAAAACTCGAAGTAAAACAACTATCTATAGAAACGGAACTAACCGCGCTGAATGCCGTCGTGTTCACGAGGACGAGTCCTTCTCGACCTAATGTTGCCCACGATGAGCCGTTGTATGCCAGTACCAAATCAGTATCGGTTTCATAAATGAGTTGCCCTTCATAGGGAACTGTTGGGCGGGTTGAAGAAGTACATACACCCGGTTTAATAACAGATGATGCACCTAATACTGAACTAAACGGCATAATTAAAATTCTCCTAAATCAATAGTAACATATTTATTATCTTTTTGCCCGATCATGCTCTTGCCACCGTCAAAGAACCTGTTGTATCCCAAGCAATCCATGTGTATGCACCATCTTCTCCTGTTGTTGTAGTTCCTGTTGAAGTGATTGATAGTCCTGTTGCGTCTGCGGTGAGCCAGCGAACCACTACACGACCTGAGCCGCCATTACCGCCTGCGCCACTTGTGCCACGAGAACCGCCGCCGCCGCCGCCACGATTAGCAATACCCGACGATGCAGTTCCAGATGTTGCACCATTGCCAGCGTCTGTTCCAGCCGTACCACCGGTCCCTGAACCACCGCCGCCGCCGCCACCCGAATAACTAATTGTGCTACCGGTGTAATTGTTGGTGCTTGCCGCTCCACCAGCCCCGCCAGCCGTTCCAGAACCGGCCGACCCAACACCGCCAGCACCGCCACCACCACCGCCAGCGGTATCTGCCGCCGCAACACCAGCACCACCGTTGTTACCTTCACCGCTAATACCTGAACCAGCCGTACCCGACCCTGTTCCACCGCCGCCACCAGAGCCACCGTTGCCGCCGTTATTGGCTCGAAAACTACCGCTCGTTCCGTCGCCTGCGTAGCCGCCTTGACCGCCACCTTGCGCTGAACCGATGAATGACGAAGCATTGCCCATTTGTCCGATGTCATTTATCGGACCACCAGCACCACCAGCACCAACTTTTACCGTGTAAGTGTCTTTACCGATAATCCCTGAGCCTGTGACAAATCCGCCACCACCACCGCCACCTGAAGCAGTATTGACATTGGTTGGGCAACCACCACCGCCGCCGCCGCCGCCGACAAGCAGATAATCAACATTTAATGCTTCTGTATATCTAACTGTTCCTACAGCAGATCCTGTTACTCTTCTACGGATATAGACGATTCCTGAGCCGCCTGTTCGTACCTGTGTCGTAGAATTCCAGTTTCCACCTGCGCCACTTGCGCTGTTTACGGCTGCGACAACTGTACCAGCAACCGAGCCACCAGCACCGTCGCCGCCTATTCCGCTTCCGCCTGTGCCGCCTGTTGTAGACGCAGCGCCGCCACCACCAGCCGCTTTATTCAGTGGCGGACCGCCGATAAATGTTGAGACATCTACGCCAGCACCGCCGTTACCGCCAATTAAATTGCCACCGTTTGAGCCGACACCGCCAGCACCTCCGCCACCGCCGCCACTATTTGTTCCACCGTTACCACCAGCATTTCCTTGCGTAAGCACCGCAGGGCCACCCAAGATTCCGGTTCGGTCGCCGCCACCGCCTGAGCCACCTGTACCACCATTCGAGCCAACTGCCGCTGAGTTGGCATCACCACCGTTTCCGCCGCCGACACCAACCGCAACACCAACTCGACTGTCATTACCTCTGGTATTAGCTGAACCACCGCTACCTATCGTGACCGTTTGGTTGTTGTCAAAATACAGAGTTCCCAAAAACTGACCGCCAGCACCGCCGCCGCCGATACCGCTACCTGCACCGCCGCCAAAAACAAGCACATCAAACCAGCCGGGTTTGGAAACATTTAACGTACCTGTTGCAGTAAATGTATGTAATTTATATCCAATATTTGATACGGTTATATCTGTTTCTGTACCGCCCGATGCAACACCGTATTCGGTTGCGAGTCTTGGTGATCTTGAATTAGAAATACCCATTATGCTGTCCTTACTCGCACGATAACGATTCCTGAGCCGCCAGCCGCACCGCTCGCAGCCGCACTGCCAGCACCACCGCCGCCGCCACCTGTATTTACTGTTCCAGCCGTACCTGACGCTGTTCCACCAGCACCACCGCCACCCGTGCCACCAGCACCACCCGACGAACTACCGCCACCGCCACCACCACCAGCACGAGTCGTCGCAGAGTTATCAAGAGAAGTAGAAGTTCCTGCACCGCCAGCACCACCGTTGTTCGTCGTCGCATTCACACCAACTGAACTACTACCGCCACCGCCGCCACCACCGCCCGATGCGCCTGTGCCGCCGTTGCTACCTTGACCAGAGATGCCTGCGCCACCACCAAGACGACCACCACCGCCAGAACCGCCCACCAAACCAACAGGATCAACTGGTGAGCCTGTTGCTGTGCCACCGCCACCACCGACTGCGTAATAGGAATCTACTCGTGATGCCACACCGTTGAAACCGAAGTAAACATCACCAGCACCGCCACCGCCAACAGTCACCGTCAAAGTTCCAGCAGGCAGATAAGCACTCGTCACCACCAAATGACCACCAGCACCACCGCCACCACGATTAGAACCACCCCCACCGCCACCGACGATGAGCAAATCTGCGAACCCTGCACGAGTCACAGTCAAAGTAGATGACGCATTAAACGTTAGATATTTGTAAGTATTACCGTCACTTGTATATGTTCCTGTTGCTGTATCTGAAAAATTAGCGGCAGTAATTACACCGATACGCTTCTCACCATAGGCAGCAGTAAAGCCCATAAGATATTAAACTTCTTTTTCCCAACCGACGACTGTTACATTGACCACGCTGTTTGCATCGGCTAGACCTTCTAATGTTTCGCCTGCTGTAAGGACTAATGCTGTATCAAAGACCATGATATCGTTTGCACCGATTGGCAATTGAGACATTAATCTATTTCCGGCAACCGCCGCATTTCCAATAGCCAATGAAACCGTTCTATCGACGGTATCTGTATTTGTAATAACGATCTGTTTTAGAACTTCAACTCTGCTTGATGCAACTGTGCAAACGGTTGTTGTGTTTGTATTTAGCTGCGTTGGACCGCCAAGCCTGACCTCTGTTCTATCTCCTACTGCCATGTTTTATCTCCTTAATAATTTTATATTATACCCTAATTTATACGCCAATGTCCATTATAAACATAGCTGCGGCCTGAGAAGTCAGTGGATCACTGGCTACTTGCTTCCATTCTAACCCTGTTGCAGTGGAAGAATTTGCCGAAAGAACATATCCATTTGTTCCAGCTGAAAGTTTAGTAATTGCATTGTCTGCTGTTCCTACTATTATATCACCTTTTGCGTCAATAGTGTTGAGAACTACGTTTGTGGATGTGCCGCCGACTTCAACCCAATATGAATCATAATAAATATAAGTTGCACCGTTGTCTGAT